AGGAACCACACTATAGTATACCACGCCAGCTTGAAGATGTCAAGCGGCAGCTGGCGCATAGCGGGCCAGAATCAGAACGTATGCACTATGGGGAGTTAATTGTGAAGGCGCATAAGCTAATAAGCTATAGACGCTGGCCAGAGCCAAAGGCTAATCAGCTTATACCCTTTATCAATTAACATTGGTATCAACTTTCCTCAACTGGGGTATTGACAAGTTGCCGGTAGGTATGTTACCATCTAAGTGCTTGGAGACTAAGACCGCATGGCGGTCAGAAAGGGGTAACATGGCAGACGAGACTACTCCCACAAAAGAGCAACGCGAAAAGGAATTGGAAGCTGCTAGCGCTGCAGTGGGAACTACGAAGGCAACTCTGGAAGCTGCTACAGCCGCAGCCGCAGCCGCTCGGTCAGACGCTTCCATAGATGAAGACGCCTTCGACAAGCTGATACTGGCCAAGCACACGGCCAAGAAGGCGCATGGCATAGCATTGGCCAATGAGATAGTGGCCAAGCGTCGTGTGACACTGTTTGCGATTGAGGCGAACAGTGTCGCACGGCTGGCGCTGACGTCAGACTTGTCCACTGTGCAGCGCGATTGCCTCAATGGCGTCCACAGTAAGGCCGAATTGGACAAGCTAGTGGAAACAGTCAAGAGACTGGCCACAATGAGCCCTAGCGTACGTCAAACGCTAGTGGGGTATGGTGGGACGTCTCTATCGTACACTAGCGGTGATTTGGCCGATGCTGGCGCTGAGGCAGTTATGGCGTGTCACACGCCCAGCATTGGCAAGATGCGAGCCCCACGTGGGGCGGGTGCTGGCAATGGCGGGCGCAAGCTGTACGCTGGCCAGTATACCTCTTCCGAGTATGCGCATCTATATGGGGATGCTGAGGCAGTGGCCAAGATAGACGCCGCGATTGCCGATCCGAATCGCAGCGCCAGCTTCACACACATGGCCAACGCGATCGCAGCCAAGAGAGGCGAGCCTATCACTGACAAGCCATAACGTCTGATCGGATTGTCAACTGCCCCGCATTCTCCAAGCGCGGGGCAGTTTCTTTATACCCCATGCACCAAACCTGTATCTGGCGCGGCGATGTAGCGCAAGCGAAGGATTATCGCCCCATCTATCCCAATGACTAACGACAGGGGAGCTATGCCCCTACCCAACCAGCCGCGCGTATCTCTTATGACCCTCTACGAGATTTTGTAGGAACAGCAGAAACCATCTCGTACACGAAGTATTCCAGACGGTAGACAATAATCACAGTCAAAGACTACGATGCAGGAGGGAAAAGGAGCAGGACAGTCTAGAGGGAGGAACTTGATGCGACCACGGATTAGGCGGATTTCGTGGGCCTTCATAACATAGTCATGCCACCAGGCAGTATCGGTTCGGGCAGGAAGAAGCATAACTACTGTGGAGCCTTTTTGAGATTCCTCATAGCCCTTCTTAATCCAGTTGGATATGGAGCGACCATAAGGAGGATTGCAGAATACTGTGCCAGTCCAGGGTTGTATCAGTGCATTGTCTTCTGGAGAGTAGAACCTTTTGCATTTGGTATTGGAGGGTGTAGCGCAAACGTCCAGAGTAAAGTGGAACTCTCTATCTAACTGATTAAATAGGTTCCAAGGTGTCTCCCATTCGCCTGTGTTGGAGCTATACATTCCAGGGTTCATTTCTTCCTCCCTATTCCATTCCATCCCGACCATTTGTACTCGTTGGAGAATTGTTTGACCTCTTTACAGTACTTACATTGTCCTAGACCCTGTTTGTCTAGAATCCAGTGGTGAGCATTGGTAGGGGAGAGAGAACAACTGCTAATGTGCTTACTCACTTTAGTAGACATAACTGCCCTATACGGGACGCGAAACGATGTCTGCACCGTTTACCCCGTTCCCCCCGTCTGTACCGTTTCTCGTACACTCTATAGACCTACTCATATCTAATCTCTCTCTCCTGCCCATCCAGGTACATGAGTCATATCTGGTTCACTCCTCTCAAAGAGAAGTTTATCCCTGTTGAGTTTAATAGGTATAGGATCAAACGATGCAGGGGCATCTCTGGCTTTAGGGAAGTAGAGAACGAAATGGTCAGCGCGGACAGGAGCGAAGCCTCCAGCGGGATTATGCCTTTGACGTTCTCGCTCTAGTAGCATAACGGTAGAGGCATGGTCGGAATAGTCTCCGGCTCCTTTGAGTTCGTCCAAGTCCCCTGGTTCAATCAAAGCTCGCTTGTCTCGTTTGCGAATGTGGTGGACGAGGAATACAGGAGCACCTAAGTCAACAGAGAGCTTCTGGACAGCTCCTATAAAGTGGAGAGCATCGGAGGGTTTACTATAGTCTCCAGAGACTAGGTATTTGAGCGGGTCCAGAGCCAGTAGACCAATTCCTTTGCCACCATACTTGGCCTGGAACCAAGCCTCATTTCCCCAGAGACGTTTGGCAGTCGAAATCTCAAACTCAGCAAAGTTCTCTGAGGCTCCGTTGGGAAAGGATAGTCCAACTTTCTCTAGCCTGTCACACATCTTAGTGTCGTCGCCTTCGAATCCCAAGTAGCCTACTTTAGTGGTACGAGTAGGGATGCCAAGGAAATCTGTGCCAGAGGCTATGGAGAGGAGTAGTTGGATGGCTAGGATCGACTTGCCTATTCCAGTTCTCCCTCCAAGCAAGATATAGCTGGGTTGAGAGGAGATTAGACCCTCCACTAGGTCTACTGTTTTGGGACGGTTACGGACCTGCTGCATCCACTCTTTGAGGGTAGGCATAAGAGAATCCTAGTGAGGTTCACTTGCTAGGACTCGCCTTAGTTCCAAGATGTCCTCCTCTTTCCAGTACCTCCAATTAGTGATTGGATCACGGCGAGCTTTAGGGATTAGACCTAGACGCTCGTATTTGCGTAGGGTGTTGGGATGGCGATTGACCCTTCGGGCTACCTCAGTAATCTTGAGGCCATTCATAGTTTCCTCCTGCAGTGTGTATACTTTAGTATAACACAGTGCGGCGAGTATGTCAATCTTGTCTACACATCTAATTCTATTTGTCTACTCTCTTTACTAATTGTCTAGCTATGCCACCCTCCTGTTGACAATCTCCCAATAGCTGTTATACTGATAGTGGAGTAGTGTAATGGCAGAAGAGAGCTCTCTAGCCTCAATAGACAACACTGAGCAGGCTATGTATAGCCTCGTCCCTATGTTCTCCAATCCCCGCAAGACTGATTATCTAGGTAATCGAGCTTGCGGGTTTACTGTAAGGGAGGCTTGTGCGTTAGCCTCTATCACTTTCGGTACTTTGTGTAAGTGGAGGAGTGAGGACGCACAGTTTGCCGAATATGAGTCCAGTCGGCTTAAGGAACTACAACAGTCTATAGGTCCTGAGATACTAAAGTTGCAATTCCTCCGCAACATGAAGATGGCGTTGAGGAGGGACTTCAGGGTCTTCTGGAAGGCTCTGTACAACTTTGATAATCTTACAGCACAGGAGTTTGAGTATCTTAAGACCATTAGGAAGCACTACACACCAGCGGACCTACTGGCCCTGGAGAAGGCGTTACAGCCAGCAGGACAGGATGGTGAGAGGCCTCTAGCTCAGATCACTATTTTGCTGGATGGTAAGCAGATGCTGAGTGAAGAAGCTAAGAGGGCAGCAGCTAGAGACCTTCTTAATAGGTTCGTTGTAGAGCGAGAGACGATAGAGGGAGAGTTCGTAGAAAGTGGTAACGGAGACTCCTGAACTCACGGAGATAGAGGCTAGGGTAGCTGCGGCTCGCTATGGCGACCTGGCTACCTATGCCAAAGCAGTCCATAATCTAGATTTTGAGGAGTACCAGAGTGCTTGGGAAGAGGCTCTGGAAGGCTTCAACAGGGCTGTGATTGTTTGTCCTCCAGATACGTTTAAGAGTACTACTGTGAGAAACTTTGCTGAGCGAGCTATAGGGCGCAATCCTAACATCCGCATCCTCTGGCTGATGAACTCTGGAGAACAAGCTCAGAAGCAGACTATGACAGTGGCACAGACTATTACAGGTAATAACGTCTACAGGGCAGCGTATGGGGTAGAGGTTGACAATGATGCCCAGTGGACCAAATCTGTTTTGTTTGTCAAGAGGAGCTATACGGGAGCTGATCCTACCTTGATGGCCACAGGCATGAATGGACCCTATCAGGGTCTCCACTTTGATCTTATTATTATTGATGACCCAACTAATCCAGAAGATGTCCGTAGTCCTACTACGATGGAGGCACAGAGGCAGAAAGTACGAGGAGTAATCCTGGATAGGCTGGTAGAAGGTGGGAGGATTGTGGTCATCCTCACCCGCTGGGGTGATTCAGATTTAGTTCCCACCTTCTCTGATATGGACTTTAAGATTATAGAGATGCCTGTGGTAGGGAATTATCCTTGGGGGGAGACTCTAAGTCCTAAGAGGTTCCCTATGCATCGAGTGGATAGTATTAGGAGAGACAAGGGAGATGTACTGTTCGCTCTGACCTTCATGTGTAACCCTCTAGCAATGGGTGGGAACGCTATTAAGAGGGACCATATATTGTATTGGGACAAGGATAATTTGCCTGAAGCTCCCATGAGTCTGTACATGGGAGTTGATCCTGCGGCATCTACTAGGACGAGTGCAGACTACAGTGCTATTGCAACTGTAGGGTTGGACCTCAAGACCCGCAAATTGTATCTATTAGACTTGTGGACGAAGAGGGTAGAAGTCCCAGACCTCCGCATAGAAATACTAAAGAGGGCCAAGGGGATGTCGGGATTGAGGAGTGTGGGGCTAGAGACTACTGGGTTCCAGTTGGGACTCATGCAAGACCTAAAGAGAACCCACCAGTTGCCAATTAGTGAGGTCCCTTACAGGACTCGTCGGAATATAATGAATAGGGTATTGGGGCTGGACAGGGACAAGTTCAGCCGTGCATTGTGGCTAGACTCCCTATTCACTTCCTATAGATTGTATATTCCTACTAACCTACCACTGGTAGAGGGCACCAGCTTCGAGTCGGAGCTCTGTTCTATTCCTGATAGCAGGCATGATGATAGAATGGATGCAGTGGCTATTGCTTGCGTCCTGGCGAACTCTGCTGGAAGACCTAGTCTTAGTGTGTCTCTGAGAGGATTCTAAGATGGACTGGACTGATGTAAGTAAACTGCTAGAAGAGATGAAGAGGGAGTTCGAGGGTCTTCATAAGAGGATCAATGAAGTTGAAGCATTGAGGTACTATGAGGACAAGATCGGACTAGACCCGACAGAGGCACAGTCAGGAGCAGAGATTAGGGTGGGCCTGACAGCAGAGATGATCGAGAATATCAAGGCGGCCCTGACGACTAATATCCCCAGGGTCTCTGTTAAGCCTATGAGGGGAGGGGACCCTGCACAGACCAATTCGTCTACTAGGGAGCTCTTCCACAACCAGTTTATACGGTGGATTAACAAGCCTATACCTATGCTAAACGAGTTGGCGGATGCACAGGGAGGACTGGGTATAGGGATTGTGAAGGCCGCTAGGTATCTCTGGCCCAAAAGTGATCGGAAGCGGCTTAAGGAAGAGTCGGATGATGACTATTTGGATAGGCAAGTGGGGCTCAAGAGGATGTGGGGGCCACCTTTTAGGGCTATCACTATACACCCACTGACGTACTATTTTAGATTGGGTGCAGGCAACCAGATAGCTGAGTCCATAGAGAACTCCTACAAGCCCAGGCGACAAGTCTATAAGGACTTCTCTGTGACAGAACCTGTTGTCAATGCTCCTGATCTTACTGCGGCTACAGGTCAGCCGTTGGAGCTTATCAGGTCACTGCCTTATGGTATGTCTACCGAGACGATGGCGCTGTGTACGGAGTATTGGAGTCCCGACCTTTACCAAATCTACATTGATGGCAAGTTGGTGTTTGAGGAAGAGCCACCTCATGTCAGATATTTTCTGGCACTGGGCAGGACGAGTTCCAGCAAGGACCCTGACAAGCTCGCTCTCTCAGTAGCAGAGATATTGAGGCATAACGAGCCTAGTCTTAACAGGGTTCTGACTAGGATGGCAGAAGCGGCTGAGCTGATAGTACGAAGGCGGAATACACTGGAAGTACCAGAAGGCTACACTCCTGAAGAGGTCTTGGGAGCGGACAACAACCCAGTTACTAAGACCTGGGAGTTCAAGGCGGATCACGCGGAAGCTCTACCAGCAGGTGCTCATATAGTTGACCCGTTTGCAGGCGTAGAGAGTGTCTATGCTGGTATGCCCTTTATCAATCTTATGTTGCAACTACTAGGCCAGCATGGGATTAGTCCGCTACTCAAGGGTGTGCCTCCAGGAGCTGTGGGATCGGGGTACAGGGATAACTCGCTTTACCTTATGGCTAAGAGCCAGTTTCAGTATTTGCTGGACTCCTACTCTAACTGCATTGTAGACCTGTTGACTTGGGTCGAAGGGGAGATAGTGGACTTGGACCAAGAGGTCTGGGTGGGTGAGCACAAGCTGAGTAAGAGGGATATTAAAGAGTTTCCTGCGATTATAGAGGTTGCCATAGAGCCATTACTGCCCCAGAACATTATTGCCGAAGGGCAGTTTATGGACAGGATGCACGATAAGGGTCATGTTACTAGAAGGCGAGTACGAGAAGACGGCTTGAAGATAGAGCAGCCTGAGCAAGAGGGTCGAGACAGGATGATTGAGGACCTCCAGATGCAGCTCCTGCCAATCCTGTATCAGGATGTGCTGGAGGCTGTGGGAATTGTTCCACCACAGTTGCGAGGCGGGGGAGCGGGTACAAATGGGGAGAATCCTATGGCTCCTGCTGAACCGACTGGTCCTGGCGGAGTCCAACAGTTGATGGCGGAAGAGGGCAGTGGAGAAGGGGCACAGATTTCGGCGGGGGAAGCTAGAGGAGGTCAACCCAGGATGCCTCCAGAAGAGGCTGGAGGACCGTTCCCACCAGGGATGGAATAAGATGCCGCTGATTACTGGACCTGCATTGGACTCCATAGTTAAAGAGGTTCGGGAGTGGTATTTCTCCACTAGGAAGGTCCTTATAGATGCGCTGGAGGAGAACTACCCCTACCACTCAGTCAAGCTAAGTCCCGATGAGCAGTTGGAGAGGTTCCAGAGTATGACGCAAGAGGACTGGCAAGGGACACTGGCTAGGCTCCAGAGGAAGTATGCAGGACAGGACGACGCTGATCAACGAGTACAAGAGGAGCTAGACAGGTTCCGGAAGCACATCACGATGTTGGCGAGTAGGAGGCAAATCAATGCCTAGTCTTACAGCAGAACAGGAACAGATACGAGCTAAGATCATTAAGGCAGCTAGGGCTAGTGCTACTAAGCATGGCATCAAGGATGTCAATGGATTCATTAAAGCTATGCTGACTGTAGGTTGGGGTGAGAGTAGTTGGACTCCTGGAGGGTCATCTGGCGATGGAGGAGTCAGTCATGGCATTTTTCAGATCGGAGTTAATCATGGGCAGGGTCAGCCCTGGTACGTCAAGCACACAGCGGAAGAGTTGAAGAACCCTGATATCAATATCCCTTATGCTGCCGAGTACTTGGGGGTGGCGTTTAAGAAGGGTGAGGACCAGGGACTTACGAGTTGGCAGGACCAGGTGTATAATCTCTGGGGGCCGAATGGTCAGGTCTCTGCTGTGAATGACCAGACCCCTGATGGGGAGCAAGTTAGAGCTAATGTCAAGAACTCTATCAACACTATGGCAGAGATGTACCAGGAGCCTGGAGCTAGTGCTGACAAAAGAGTAGCTATGGGAGGAGAACCCATTACTGCTGCGGCTGCGCCGAGTACCACTGACCCCTACAAGCCCAAGCTGGAGAACTATAGGTATATAGTGGGAACGGACCTGGACGGCAATCCCATCTACGGTGACACCTACGATGTACAGACTTGGCGGAAAGACACTGAGGCCTATGAGGGTAAGTCTGAGACTAATGAGAATCCCACTCTAGACTACATAGATCAGCAGATCAATCAGGTGCTCACAGACATCTCTGGTAAAAACCTAAAGACCACCCAGGCTGTTGAGGAGTTCAACAGGAGATATGACGCCTGGAAAGAGGCTGGCACCCAGATGACTAATCTGATGCCATATGCTGTGTCTCCTGGAAGGACTACCATGCCTGGGTACGAGCCAGGTGGGATTGCGTCAAAGTTGGGATTGGGAGAGAGGAAGTTCACTCCTATCGAGTATAACTCGTTTGAGATGGGCAATCAGATTGTGAGGGAGACGCCTAATATAGCAGAGATAGGAGCACCGAGTTTGTCTGGAGCAAATCCAGAAGACTTCCAGGCAGCAGTAGAGATGTTGAGACAGAAGGGACTGGGAGGAAACGAGGCTACTGGTGCCCCTGCATATACTTCCACTCCTGTATCTACTCCTGGTGCTGTAGTCCCTAGTGCCGACAGAACCGTAGCCGAGGCTCAAGCCAATGCCCTTCCTCAAGACCAGAAGATCATAAATGCTATTATGAGTGGTATGGGTGTTACCTGGGAGAAGGCTAGAGAACTGTTCCAGAAGACCCAGGCTTTCAGGAATCAGAATCCGTCTATTCAGTTTGGTGGTTAGGAGGTCATCATGGCGCAGGTCTATGTTCCAGGAGTCGGTTATGTGACCACAGCCAACGATCAGGAGGCTGTTGATCTAGTCCATGCAATACAGATAGTCAGCCAGTTTGATGGCAAAGGTACTGGTGGCGGCTCCTATGTCCCTGGAGCCGAGTACAATGCGGCGGAGGCTGACAAGGACCGAGCCATTACTATGCGAGGCCAGGACCTCCAGGACAAATGGCAAACGGCCTCTAGTGAGTTGGCTAAGGGAGAACAAGCGCTAATAGCTGCTGAAACTGCTGCTGCCAATGCTAGAGCAGCAGGTGATGTAGCCGCTGCTGCTGCCCATGATGCGTCGGCAGAGAGGATAGCTGCTGAGAACAATGCAACCTCTATGGCAATCGCCCAACTCCAACATGAGATTGATCAGGGACAGTTGGAGGTCAACCAGGCTGCACAGAGGCTTGCTGAAAAGGAAGCCGAGATCAAACTGGCTGCTAATCCTGCGGATGTAGTAGCTTGGGAATTGTGGAAGAGGGGAGAGAATCTGAATCCTGCAGGTGGGGTTCCTGTTGCAGGACAGGGAGCTGGTACTGGGGCTGGAGCCACTGGTGCTACAACTGGTACTGCTGGACAGGGAGCTGTTGTTCCTACTGGTACCGCGGGTCCTGTTCCTATGGG